ACGTGCTGGTTAACGTGGACGATGGTTTTCATGCTCGGCCTCCTCATCATCTGGGGTTACGTCCCTATCTTCAATCTCGTAAAGCCAGCCGGGCGGAAGGTTTCTAACATCAACCACGCAACCCGCCTCAATAATTACGGTGATGGTATCCATTATGCCGCACCGTTAAAAGTGAAAGGATAGTTCCGGTAAGCCTCTATAAATTCTGGGGAGGCATATTTGAGATGCATCGTGTCTAGTATGTTCTCGCGATATGTGTCGCCATACTCCCAGCGGCCAAATGTACCATCCGAACGGCCTGCACGGCCTGCAATAAACCACGCCGCATGGCGGGGGTTTTTATCTTCATCCTCCGGCGGCTCATATGCTTGCAAAACGCGCTGTTCTAAAGTGCCAATCCAAGGGACAGTATGCTTAGAGTTTGGCTGCCCGACGAAAATCGCATAAGGGTCATAAATATCTCTCAAGTCAGATAGTAAGTAAGTCATAGTCATATCTCCTATGTATGGGTTAAAGCGCATACGTTATGACAGAAAAGAAAACCCGGGTCAAGCCCGGGTCAAGTTTTATTTTTTCTTAGCGTCATCCCTTTTCTTTAGAAGGTCATACGCCTCATCAAAAGATTTAGCAGTGCCCCTTAAAAACTCCTACGGCGGCGGGACCTTGTCCGCATCTTTTTTGGGGGTGATATGTTGGCGTACTTTTTCCAATCTGGCCCGTACAACAGGCGTCCAAGTAAACTAAGTAGAAACACTGACGTCTCCTTTGATTGGATCAAACACATAGTTTACCGGATCATCACTTTCCTCAGTTGTGAAATCAACAGGCATGGTCCAGACCCCAAACCTACGGTCAGCACTAAGCCGCGCCTCCTCCTGGGTGGCAAAACGCTGGCCGTTATAGGCCCTTTCGTTGTCGTTCATAATGAACACGGGTTTCCAAGACATCTCTATTCTCCTTTCTCTCGTTGTTGTGATCAGTCCCGGCTTGGCGTTGCAGCGCTTCGCCGGGACGTTTGCACCCGAAACCCCGGCCACGTTTTCACGCTCCGGGGCTGGGGCCTAGTGGCCGATGTTGGGGGCGTACTCCTAGGTCAATTTTGCCTATTCTCCCCGCGCCTGGCGTACCGCTCAAAACGCAACACATTGTCAAAATAAATTCGCTTGTGGCCATTCTGGTGATAATGGACAACCCCACGGCTTGCGCGGGGCGCTGACCTTTTATCGGGTGTTCCGTCTGCCTTGGGCGGGACGTAAAATTTTATTTTTACGGTCCAGCCATGACGGCGAGGATGCGGGATTGTTTCTGTGTGATGGTAAATCATGTCTTTATCCCTTCGGTTAGGTGGTAGTTTGCACCCCAAAGCCCTGGCCAGGTGTGCGTCCAGGGCTGGGGCCTAGTGGCCGGCCAGGTCGGCTTGGCGTTCGTTGATTGATTTAGGCATCGTCTGGGAATTTCCTCTTTACCGCTTGAAGCGCTTTAATCAGGCGGTCCACCTCGGCCTTCGTCAATTTTGCCTGATCATCATACCACTCAACAAAAGCCGTCTGACTTTCATGATGGAACCCGACCATTCCAAGCTCCAGCGTAGTGCCTTTATTCCAGATCGTCGTATGATCCATTTCAAAGCCTTCTCTAAGAATGCCCATCTCGATTCTCCGTTGTGTTAAGGAGCGGGCACTGTATGCGATTATCTAGGACAAATCAACCCCATAATTTCATCCCAATTAAATGGCTCCTCAACTAAAAGATTTGGCGGGCAGTTTATCCCTTCCATTCTGGCGTCAATAGCTTTGGACGCATGGTAGACTCGGATTGTGTCTTTCTCTTTGCGGGTAGACCGTCTAACCAAAATCCAGGCGCTGCCGTTCTTATGGTTATCCATCCAAGTTATCTGATGGGGAGATAGCTCTATCGCTCTACCGCCAGTATGTTTTAGCTCCACAAAATGAAACAAGCCGTTCTCATCTTGTATGATGACATCAGGTATCCCCGGCGTCGCCCAGGTCTCCAGCCTCGTCATCAATAGTTTCCTCTGGCTCTTCGTCACCCCTTCCTTCATTAGCTTCCACAAGCCGCTTTCTCGCTTTGCTGCGGTTCGCGGTATTGTCCGGCTCTTCGGGAGTGATATCGATGGTGATGGGGGCATAGCTCTGCTTGATCTCCTCTAAGGCTTTTAACACTTCGTCTTTAGACATGGAATCGATGGACCCATGTCTGATCTCGGACTTGTTCACATATATGTCTCCTTGGGCCTGCCCACGTCGATACTCGGCCTGGACGGCGGCGGAGTAAGCACCGTTTTGCAATGCCATGTCACGAATTGTCTGGAGGTCGCGCAGATGCCTTTGATAGGTTACCCCAAATTTTACGTCTAGCTCCTCGCGGTACGCCCGGATAGCAGCTACTACGTGGGGGCTCTTATCGGGATTAGTAAGCTCATAAGCCCTACTGTGGGCGCTGCTAGCAGGGTAGCCTGCATTAATGGCCGCCTCCCGCAATGTTATCTGCCCGTCCTTGCTGACAAGTTCCTTTACGAAAAGCTCCTGCTTACGGGTTAGCTTAGTATTTGCGGTCAGCGGTTTCCGACCACGGGTCTCAACCCAATCAGGATCAGCGTCTTTTTTCTTTACAGCATGTTTGCCCATTTTCTTCACCGTTAATTTACATGAGGCCTACAAGTTTTCTGCCTTATATATAAGGGGGGTTCAACCAAATTTTTAAGAAATTTACGCTCTCAGATGGCATCCAATCACCTTGGGTGGAACAAATGGAACACTTTTTGGACTTAGTGGAACACGATTTTTGAACTCCAATAAGGGATACAGAGCTTTGTTCCATTTGTTCCACGTGTTCCACCCCAAAAATAATTTTTTTCAAAAAAAATAATTTCTCCCCTATATATATATAGCGATTTGCCTGGAACAGTTTAAGTGGACCGAGAGCCGTGGTTTATGGTTATTGGTCTAAGCGACCATCTCTCGCTCGGATAGCGGCATTAGGGTATTTAGGCTTCGACACATCTGTGTCTGGCATTTTGACGTTATCTGAGGTTAGTTCAAAGACTTCAGCGACACGTGCCCGTCGTTTCACTTCTGGGTGATTGATAGAGACAATACCCTCGGATGAAATACGGCCACACACGTAACGATTGCCACTAATCAATTGCCAGTGCCACCCTGCGACGACCAAGAATATTCGGTCTTTGCGCTGGCCGTGTGTAAGTCGAAGCCAGTGCGCCAGGGTGATGCCCTTGGACCGCCCAAACTTGCAACCTTCGGGCGGGGGTAGCGTGGTCATTTGGATACCGCAGTCGTTGAGGACACTCTCGACCTCGCTTGCATGCGTACCCGTGACCATGCGTTTTCCGGTTTTCATTCGGATTAGCCGTGCAGCCTCTCCGGTAGTCAGATCGGTGACGGCGGATATTACGGAAGGACCGCAAAATCGGTTTTTGTCTTTGCCGTGGTTGACGGCTTTCAGTTTAAGCTTCATTCGATTCTCCAATCGTTAGAGCATCTCGGTCCGCTTAAACCGTCCCAAGCATATTCACAATGTGTAAGAGCGTGACGGGGTTGGCCCCGTTCTTTCGATATAAGAATTATCGCATATAAAGGTTAACAAAAGGTTAACGGAATTGAGAGAGTTAACTTATATCTAGTTAAGAGTTAGGGTATTATTGCATACCAGCTATGCGTCAAACGCATAACCCCACCAGTATGGAGAAAACTGGTGGGGTTATTCCTAAAAAGGATACGGTTACATCCTTGGCCGCTACTGAACTTAGGAGGCCCACGGCACTTCAGGAATGTTTCATGGCTTTCGCACCGTTAAGAGAAAGCGAGGCACGGCCCTTCATGTCAGAGGGCGGTGAGGGCCTCAACTTAAAATGGTGGGTAGAGCTTGTCCTCCTCTATTTCGTCGGCCTGCTTCCGCAGGGCGTCGGCTCTAGCAAAATCTTTCGAGCGCCACTCTATTTCGTTAGCTTGGCGCAAGAGGTCCTTTCGTAGTTCCAGGCCCGTGGGCCACGTTTGTGGGTTCATGGGGTCCGCTTTTTGCCACTTGAGGACCGTGTCATAACCTTTTGTTATCATATCAAGCATCGTCGTCGCTCCAAACCGCAGATTTGTCGTTGGTCACGAGGTCTCCGAGGCACCTATCGGCTTTTAAGCTGGTAGCTTTGCCCGTTATCCTTTCGAGGCGGGTTATGGCCTTGTCCAAGTCAGCGGCAGTCTGCTTTAGAAAGTGTCCTATGGAGTAATCGACGGGGTCTTTTCCCGGTTCCGGTTGGTCAATGTCCAAGAGCCAGTCAGCACTTACATTAAGGGCCTTGGTCATCGGTTTGATGAAATTGCTGCTCGGCATTGACCTGTTGTTTATCCAACCGTTTATGGATGATTGTGCGACGCCCAATTTGCGTGCTAGCCGCGACTGGGTAGTTTGGGCGCAATACATTGCGACACGGAGCCGTTCTCCAAACGTGGAGTAACGACCAAGTGGCACTAAACCTCTTCGATGGAATTGTGGCGCTGAGATGGGTACATTATTTAGTTTCATTGGTCTCAGCCTCCTCGACAATTTTATCGGCGGCCTTGTACACGTAATCGCACCAATAGTCGGCAGCTTTCCAGCACCCGTCGTTGAAGAGACGCTCCATTTTAATCCAGGCTTCTTCCGTTTCTTGGATTGTACGAAGCCCAACGGTGTAAGTGTCGAGCAGTTCGCGGTTTACACCGCGCATGCAGTTGATGGCGTCAAAGATAATTTTTCGCTCATCGTTGTTTAGTCTAGCCATTTAAGTTCTCCTATGTGTAAGGGCCTATAACATCCCATATAGACCCTTACGACATAGGTGTCAATTATTTATTCTAACGTCTACAAGATCACTTTTTGCGGCCATGGTTTGGATGGAAGTTTTTCTCGCGCTCGGCTTTGCGGCGCACCCGCACGGCCTCGTCAAAGTCCTCGAAGTGTCCGAGGAGCGTGGTCACATAATTGGAGGTTATTTTGGTTCTCCATTTCCGGCGTGCCTTGCACCAACTGACGCCTGTCACACCAGAGATATTTGTTCTGTATCGAGCTTTGTTCTTGCTGTTAGCGCCTGCGGGAACGTCGCGAAGATTAGCGATACGATTATCGGAGCGATTGCCGTTGATGTGATCGATTAGGCCCGAGGGCCAAGATTCGTGAGCAAAGGCCCACACCACACGGTGGGCGTAGACGTAATATGTCTTCTTTTCCCAACGTAGGTAGGTAACGATGTAGCCTTCTTCATTGATGGTTAGGAAGGGTTTCCAAACTACCAGGGGCCCGTCCTTGCAGGCGCGGTACACCAACCCGGTTCGGGTGTCGCATCCAAATTTATCGAAGACTACCTCAACGGGGCAGGCCATGGTTTTCAGCGTAACCGTACTTTAGATTTGCCTTTTTTCTCGCTCGGATGGCGTCCTCCAGTTTTTTAAACTGCCCCAGGAAGATGCGCCGGTTGTTGTAGTGAATTTCGACGTGAAATGAGTTAGATCGTTTTATTTTATAGATGCCGTTGTAGCCGGAGGAATTGTTCTTGGATAGCTTCCGGTTCCGTCCGTTTTCAGCGTTGGTGACGACGCGGAGATTGACGATGCGGTTATCGGCTCGGTCACCGTTGATGTGGTCTATTTGGTCCGTGGGCCACGTTCCGTGGACGAGGGCCCACGCGAGGCGGTGCGCTCGGACGCGCTTTTTTCTGCCAAGGTAGTTTAGCTGGACGTAGACGTATCCGTTGTCCCCGGCGTTTAGTTTCCTAGACCCATACTGAGAAGCCCATGCCTTGCGGTACGTTTCAGACGAAAAGTGTTCAAGGGGGCGCTCTTTCTTCCAGCGAAAGACGCCTGTTTCGGGATCATAGTCAACCGAATCTTTTAAAAAGGATAATAAATCATCCATAGGGTATCACTTAGCTCTTTAGACCTAAACCAACTATGTTACGATACGTTTGATTGTGAGGTTTTGTCCTTTAACGTGAGTGACAGCTTACGGTATCACATTATTTTTACAAGCTCACGTAACAATTTATGTATTGTGCCTTGGGTAAGCTCAGTCTCAATTACAAGGGCGTTGCCTTGGTGGACGGTGAGGACTCTCTTATCACCGGACCTCTCACCTGACCGCACAAAGGAGACGTACACCTCCTCTTTACATTCATTTTGCCGGGTTTTTCTGTCTTCAATCGGATCAATGCCCTCCGCCAGTAAAGAACGGCAACCAGCGGCTTTCTCTCGCGCATCCATGAGGCTCACGCCCTTTAATGAGCCCAGTCCCATTTCTCGCGATCGCCCATTCAGCATAAATTTATAGAGCCAGGATTTGGTGCCTGATTTAGATACCTGGAGATAAAGACCGCCGCCGTCGGCAAGCAGGCCAGGTTTTTTTACGGTTTCGACCGCTCTCGCAGAAAGTCTATTAATCCCCCGTGCCATAACGCCCCCAAATCTCATACGTGCATTTTTCTGCATGTGGCGTATCCCAAATGCCAACGGCCAAAGCCCTATCTGGTTTTCCGCCTTTACCTAAATAATCTTCCCTATAATCAAGATTTATCCACCTAGTCGGCATATGTCGTTTCCATTGGTTGCTGCCTTTTTTGCATGCCCACAATCTTTCGGGACAGACCAGCGCCATTCTCAAGACGCCAATGGAAAACGCATGATCAATAAAATCTCGGATGCAATAAAACGGGGGGTTGGTAATGAGATCCGTTGTTTGTGCGTAATCCCAATCAAAAAAGTCTTTGCCGGTGGTTATGTCGTGTCGGACCGTTTTGCATCCGTATTTTTGATCGAGTGCATCAGCAAATCGGCCATCCCCAGCGCACGGTTCCCAGGGAGTCACGTTTTCCCAATTCAGGTGTTCTATTACAATTTCAATTATTGAATGCGGGGTTGGATAGTAGTCGTTTGAGTTACGCATCACCGTTGCTCCCCAAAAGGGTTGCCGCCCTCTCTGGCTACCTTGCGATATCTATATGCCTTGGCGCGGGCCTCTGCGAGGGTAACCGTTTTTATACCTCCTAGACCCATGTCCCTTCTTCGGCCATGCACCATAATGCGAAGCACCCAGCGTTTAGCGCCAGATTGATCGACAACCAAATAAAGACAGTTTCCATCAGCATAACGTCCCGGAGACGATATCTTTTTTACCCGCATCGCATTCAGCGCATTGAAGGGATGTTTGCCTTTAGCCTTTTTCACTTTTCTGCTCTTTTGGAAACGACCTCCGGCATTTTAAGCTTCCAGATAATGTACGGGTCACCACATTCGCCCGTCTCAGGATCACACAACCGTCCGGGTATTGCCTTGGCAGTAGGGTCCAGGGGCTGCATACCCACATAATGCCACTTGGCACCTTGCTCCATCTCCTCAAGAGCCGTCTTAAAAAACTCTTTGGTGTCGTCAGACACGAGCATGGTGCCGAAGGATACAATAATAGCGAAGACTGTGTCCATTTTGTCTATCTCACTTATTAATTGTGTCGATTAAGTCACGAAATGTCTGGCTTAAACTATTAAGCGCCTTGTTAACGGCGCTGTCTTCATGCTTGTTATGGGCGGCTATGTTTAAGCCAATAACATTACCGCTATCATCAAAATCTACCTGCGCGAACAATGTACCAAAGTCAGTCGGCACTCGTTCGGTCAGGCAATGTCTTCTGCTCATCTATTCTCTCTCCATTACAACAATCTGAGATTGGTCTCTTACAAACGGGACATTGGTAGTGCCCGTGAACTAAATCAAAGCGCGTGCTATATTGCCCGCACCATGGACAATCTTGAGGTTCGATCATGCGCTTGTGCGCTCAATGCAATAAATCGCCCTAACGGTGACTTTTGTCATTTCAATAACCTCCTCCAAAAAGACCGTCGTTTACGACGTATCGGAGCGACGCCCCAACCAAGAAAGATCAACTCTCCCTTGATCGCTCTCAGGGATGGGTTTGATCTCACCCCACCCCCGACAGACCTCGCACTCAACCCTTTGCGTGCGAATTTCCATCCACCGATCAGGCGCATAGCCGCCGACAAAATATTCATCTTCGGTCCATCCGTTTCCGTTACACTCTGGACAGACTATCATACGCCGAGGATTCCTCGAAGAAGGCCTTCGATAAAAATCTGCACTAATAAATCACCCATCATTTTAATTCTCCTTTCAATAAGAACTTATAATATCCCATATACACTTGTCAACAAAAACCCTCGCCATATCTTTGGCGAGGGTTTTGGCTTCAACAATGGAGAACCGAGTTTTGAACTCGACGTTGGAAACGTAGGAAATAATATCCCATACGTCAAGTCTTTAGTTCATCTTTAGACTTTTCCTCAGTTCATCTTTAGACTTTTCCTCTTCAATTTTTTTATTAGAGGCTTCCCACCTGTAGAAGATGTGGTTTTGGATTCGAACCACTTTGGTTTTGGTTTCTGCCCAGTCAGGATTTACATAAATAGCATGGTAGAAAGTAGAGCCTTCTGTTACGTCAAATACCATACCAGATGCAATCAAATACGCGACCAGTAGAGACTCTCGTGCGGACTGATTAGTGAAGTCAATTTCGTCGCTCTTACCGTCGCAGTAAAAACTAAATTGGCAGCGGTGTCGCACGGGCAAGTCGGGCCGTGTTTTATATGTTGGACCCTGGTATACGACTCCACATACGTCGTTTGGAAAACGCTCATCTGCTACACGGTTCATAATAACCGAAGCGACCGCCAACTTGCCAATAAAAGGCTCTCCCCGCGCTTCAAAAAAAATAGCTTGGGTCAAACACAGAAGAACCACAGAAACGGTCACTTCCCTTGGCCTTTATATTTCTTAAAACTACGGCGTTTCTGTTTGTTCAGGGGCCGAGTAGAAGAGCTATTGCCAATAGAAGTGCGTTTCCTTGGTTTAAGGGGTTTGTAATAAATAAGCCCTATTAAGCTATTTGATTTAGCCATGATCTACAGGTTCTAAATCAACCTCTGAAGCTTTTCCGGGATAAAGATTCCTAAAAGTCTCGCTCTCAGCGTGGATTAATCGAAGTTGACCGCTAATTGTGCGACCTTCCCGGACCGCTCGGTTCTTAATTTCTTTGTACGTTTGGACAGGAACCAGTACGCTTTTCCATTTGTTGGTATCCATCATAATCTCCAATTCAATAGATAAGCGAACATATAAGATATGTCGGGGCAGTGCAAGAAAAAATCCCTACGTCCTCAGTCGAGTTCGGACGTAGGGAAGTTTAAGCGGACAAAGACGCCAGGGAGGTGAGAAGTCTAGGCCGCGGTTCCCCAACTCTTGCCAATCTCGACACTACAAGCGTTGGGTACTTCAAGAGGTATGCTGTTTTCCATTATTCTCGCAACAGAATCCGCCTGCTCCTTGTCTTTAACAGAGATAGCGAGTTCGTCGTGTATCTGAATTAACGGGACTATACCATTTTCGTACACGTTTACCATAGCCTGTTTTGTCATGTCGGCGGCGGACGCCTGAATAAGACGGTTAAGAGCTTTGTAGGTGTATGCCCGCTTGAGACGCGCCGTTGGACCATATTCAAGAACCGCCTCTTGATACGGCAACGCCTTGTTCATTTCAAAGGTATCAGGCTCCCATAGGTCAAACCGACACTTGCGGCCCTTTAATGACCGGATAGCCCCTTTGCTGGCTTTGTCGTTAAGTCTGTCCGTTACGCCCCGCATCAGCATTTTTACAAAAGGCACCCGCTCATGGTATTGGTTGATTAACGTCTTGGCATCGTCAATCGGGATGTCCAACTGCTCAGATAACTTGTTGACCCCCATGCCGTACATCATTCCAAGATTTATTGTCTTGGCCTGTTTACGACTGATCTGGGCCATGTCGGCGACCATTGTGTGGAAGTCCATGTCGGGGTTATTGTTATAACCGTCCACAAACTCCTCGACGCCTCGAAGCGGGACGTTTCTTGACCGCCCAAAAACAGAAGCGTAGTGGACCAAGATCCGTGGTTCTTGTTGCGAGAAGTCAATGGACGCCCACTCCTCACCTTCTTCCGGCAGAAACAAAGACCGGATCATAGGACCTAACTCAGGATCGCGGGCCGGGATTTGCTGTAGGTTAGGATTGCTCATGGAGATACGTCCCGACACGGTGCCCCCGTCATCAGAGCGTATTTGATTAATGTGCCCGTGAATGCGTCCGTCGTCGCCCACATGCTTGAGTATAGTTGCGACAAACGTGCCCTGTATTTTATTCAAGGACCGTGCTTCGACCACAAGCTTTGCGAGTTCATGCTCGTGGTCCGTCAAGAAGCCCTTGGTAAAAGACGGTGCGCCTTTCTCTGTCTTTGGGTAGGGGATTGATAGCTCGTCAAAAGCGCTCGCAAGGCTTTGGGCCGCCCATATCTCCACGGGCCTTCCAACAAGCTTTTTTATTTCACGGTTGACTGACGCCTCCCTCTTCATCAGCGCCTCTTTTGTGCGCTCTGCGGCATCCAGATCGACGCGCACCCCACGCCATGTCATATCAACGAGGCACGGTAGCAGATTGAGTTCAAGGTCCACGATGTCATGTAGACCTTCTTTGCCTATCTCTACTTTAAAATAGTTCCAAAGTTCCAAGGCCAGTTCGGCGTCAACCTCGGCGTATTTCCCCACGTACATAGACGGCATTTTCCACATTTCTGCCTTCGGGTCTAAGCCAAACGCCCGTGCCGATTCAATCAACTCTTTCTCAGACTTAACCTTGTTCAAATAGTCATAGGCCACGCTGTTTAGAGAGAAGGACCGTCTATTTTCATCCAACAGACTAGCGACGACCATCGTGTCGATGATCCTGCCCTTGACCTCAATGCCATGGGCTCTAAGCCAACCCACGTCATACTGAGCGTTGTGAAATATCTTTTCGGCGGGGCACTCGCAGACTTTCTTCATCCACCGCTCTACAAGTCTGCGGTCAAGATTGCCGCCGCCCAGATGGTTGACGGGGAAGTAGCCAGACCAGCCGTCTATGGCTACGGCATAACCCACCACTTCCCCGTCCTTACGCGCCCAACCCGGTCCCAGTGATTTAAGGTTAGGGTCACGTGTCTCAAGATCAATTGCGATTTGCTTTGCATCAAAGATATCCGGCAGGTCCACAGGAGGAACCCACTCAGTCTTCAAGTTACCCGTCAAATCTAAAGCCATTTGTAATGTCATGCTTACACCTACTCTACGAGATAAGACTCCTTAACTGATTGCGGAGACATTAAAAAAAGTTGCTGTTTGGTTCGTGTGACGCCCACGTAAAATGTGCGGTGGAGATCGTTGTCTCCCTCCTGGCTAGCATTGGACTCCCTGACGCTAGCATAGCTTATGTCGGTATAAAGAACGACATTATCCGCCTCGCCGCCTTTCGCACCGTGTATCGTAGATAATGTGATGCGGGGCCTTTCGCTAATGTTCTCGCCACGGTTTTCAACGGCGCGAAGATATACCCTGTGAGCCTCTGGCATTTTTGTCAGGACCGTGTGCCACGGTTCGGTATGGTCGGCTAACAACCCCACGTTCATAACTAAGTCTTCGTAGGTCACGAGGTCATCGTCTTCAACTTGGGCAGCGGCCTTGAAGCCACGCGCTAATCCGTTGCCTACGTGCAGGTAACTGTAAATTGCGCGGACCTCCTTGCCGTCTATGTCCTTGTCGGCTTGCAGTTTTTTCCAAGCTGCTATCGCCATTAATACTTTTTCTGGTACTGATTTACGGTTTTTCATCTCATAGAACAAGCCCGCCGTCCTTATTTCTTCCTCTGCATCGTCAAGCATGTAGGCGCACTGGGCTAGAACGAGCCACGTTCCTTCTTCAAGATCGTCAATAATTGAGCGTATGGAGTGTACATAATGCACCTCCCCGTATCGCTCTTGCGGTGTGTAAGTTTTTGGGTAGCGGTCAGATATGCGAGACGCGATAGTTTCCGCTAACGCATGAACGGCGACAGGGACTCTCCAGCTTTTAGAAAGCGTCTCAGATGCCCCTGGAAGCTCCAGAAAAGAGTCCACGTCTGCGCCTGCCCACCTAAAGATAGCTTGGTCATCATCTCCTGCCACAATCACCCGGTCAGATTTATCGGCTATAGCCTGTACCACACGCCATTGCAGCCGCGATAAGTCCTGGGCCTCGTCCACAAATACGGTGTGAAAGGACGGGCATAGCTGGTCTGCTTGCTCTAAAAAGACAGTCAACATGTCTGTAAAATCAAAAGAACGAGTGCTTTTGCGGTAGTCCTCGTAGCACTTTGAAAGGTAAAGTATCTGAGGCCAAGGGTATTTGTAGGCCTCTTCCCAACTGTCATAAGCTTGCCGTATTGTGATCTGTTTTAAGCGGGCCATGGTAATTAAACCAAGCACTGTCTTAACATCAGGCAAGGCGGTGGAGATATTTTCCACCATTTCAGGGTCTTTTTGATCCCAACCAAAATCGAAGTCGGTTTGGTCAGACAACTCTCTCCAATTTTCCTTCGACATAAGCTGGTCAAAGTTGATGCCTGAGTGTCGAAAACAAAAACTGTGCAGGGTTCTGAAATGGACAAGGTCCTCATGGTCAAGCCCGAAGCGGGTGACAGCGCGGTCTCTGGCTTCATTCGCTGCCTTTCGAGTGAAGGCAAAGAAGCCTATCTTATTGGGCTGCACACCCTGCATGATTAAGTCATCAATTTCGTTCAAAAGGCGGGTGGTCTTACCTGTGCCGGGCGGACCAAATATGCGGAAATATTTCGACTCAGAAAGGGACATCATCAAACTCCTTTTGCTCAAAGGGTGTGCCCACGTCCACCTTTCCAGACACAAAGGCAGGTATTTTGTAGACGTTAACCGTTGAGTCTTGGATGCGGAGTTTTGAGTGAACGCCTCCTATTTCTCTCAATCTTTGTGCGACCTTCTGGCGCTTATATTCAAAGAACTTGTTACGTTGCAGGTAGGATTCCAAGTCTCTTAGTCGAAAGTAACTTGTAGCGGTCTCGTCTTCGGTCCAGGGCTTGCCCAGCAAAATCTCTTCTTTGCTGTTGGCTTGTTGGAAATGAACACAAAAGTCACGAAGATATTCATAAAAGATACCCTTGGTGCTTTCTTCTTCGGCTACAGGTATGACTGCGGCGGCATTATCTCGAAGTTCTGACAACAGCGCTGCAATTCTTGTCTCCCAAGCCTGCTTTGTAGAGGTAGGCGGTAAGAAATTCAATTGCTCCATACAAGCTTTCTGGAAAGAGGGCTGCGACATAAGCGCCTCTGTATCAAGTTCAATAGGTGTGCCGTTCACATCTAAGAACCAAATAGGTGGGTGACTGTCGTACTTCCTCAAGTTTGCCATTGCAGCAGAAGCGGTGCCGCCAATCCCAAACTTTCTCATCAGGCAAGTGGGCCTGTCACAATACGAGTTGATAGGCGCGTCGTTACATTTGTAAGCGTAGTCTTTTTTCTTTAACTGGTTTACCACTACACCTATTTCGGTCAGCCCCAGCGGTGGGTCCACGTAGGCCATGTTCCACTGCATAAGTTCCGTTTCCCAGGAGTCCGGGTAGACCTTCTGTAGGTATACGCCTATGTTAAATAGACCGTTATTGCGGCCACCCTCAGATATCTTCTTAGGCAATAAGACCTGTAGACATGGAGGACCGTCCACCAAGAAGTCTTGCTTTTCGACAACGCTCAAAGCTTCAACCTGCTCGGGCGTCTGCACCCTCTTCTTATAAAGCGCCAAAAATTCTTCGAGCGTCGCAGCACTGCCGTCGTCGTTGAAAGCGTGACGCAGGCTGTCCTCGTGGCTAAAATATGGCAGGTTGATGGCAGACCCCACGTCCCCACGGTCTACGCTAATTTGTTCCTGCTTTGGGAAAATCTCAGCATCCCCAAGGCCCATGCCCGCTGCAATCTTGCGAAGAGCCTCTCTCATCTTAGCCGCTGGCATCCACTCTTTACTGAATAGATAACAGTGAGCGCCTCCGCTTTTCGAGCGGTCTACAATGAGGGGCAACTTCTTTTCGAGCAAGAAGTCGATTATCTTTTTGTGATCTAAGGGGTATTGGTCAATGTCAATACACCCAAACTTAACCTGGGACTCTTCATTTAAAAGAAAAATACCCAACGATGACTTACCTGACAGATGCGCTTCATAGTGGTCTAAGGTCAGCGCCTCGCGTCTCGTCTGATATGTTCCTTCATTCTTACCTGCGCCGTTCTTACCCGCTGCCGTCATCGTGATATACGCTGACGAAAGCCCTTGGAAAGCCGCCGCGAAATCTTTCACGTGGTCCATAATCTTTCCTTAAAGGGAAGGGGGCGACTTGCGCCGCCCCCAATGAGTTAAAACGGTGCGTCTGTTGAGTTGTCGCCTGCGTTAGATTCGTTTTCGTGCTTAACGACAACTTCACCCGACATGATTGAATCGTGGAAATCTTTTGCACGAGAGTACAATTGAGCGTTGTCAATCATGCTGTCCCTGGAGATTTCCCAACCATGCCACGAGCCCTTGGAGTTTTCTTCCGCGCTCGTTTTAAGGTGATAAAGGTGCGAGAACCGTGGTGGAGTAAACGTGTTCCCGTTTGCCCCGGTTACTTGCACGGAAGCCACCATGGAGTTCCACTTCCGGCTCTTCTTTAACTGCGTAGATTTCATCGCAATCAAAGCAGTTTCGGAGCTACCATCTTCATTAACCACCATCACAAAATGCTGGTGGGTCTCTTCAATGTAGTTGCCATCGCCACCTACAACGTAGTCCTTATTGTCTTCTTTAGACCGCTCAGTCTCGGGACGTTTTTCTGTTTGAGTATAGACGTTAATAGGTGCGCCAGAACCAGACCCCCGAGGGGCCCATTCGATAAAACGCTTCTGGTAAGCGCACGGCACAACTTTTATACCGTCTTTGCCTTTGTACACTTGACCAGTGACAGTATTGTAAATGTCACCTTTACGTGCGTCGATATCAGGGTCATCCAATAGAGGATCGAGGCCGCTCAAGATTTTGAGAAAAGGAAGCGCGAGGTCGTCCTGCGTCAAATTTTCGAGGCCTGCGAAAGAGTCACCCTCGAACATTGTTAGGAGATCACCGGTATTTCCAATTTCTGTTTTACTTTTTTTAGCTACTGCATTTGCCATGATTATTTTCCTCCTTTAATCGTGGCTCGTTGTCCAACCCATGCACCAAACAAGTCCGTGGGAAAATCATCACCCGCCTCAACACGTTCTTTCACAAAGGCCCGCATGGTTGAGGGGTGTACTTCTGTCTTAGCTTCCGCCGTGTAGCCTTGCGCTTCAGCCATTTCGTAAAACTCCTTCGCTTTGGAGTCCTCCTCCTGACCAAAAGAACAAAACACGGTGTTCTTGATTATGTCGCCATAACCATTCTTTCGCAGCCAATCGTAAACCTTCTCACGGTTTTCTTTAAGCGGCGACGCTGAATAGGTTTGTTTGACAGTAATCTTTGAGCCGTCATCCAGAGTAAACTCGGACATACCCAATTCAGCGAAGAGCGCGGGCATGACTTCGTCAGTCAGGCGACGGTGTTCCGCTTCCTTCTCTTTTAAATCAATTTGAGCCGCCTCAATCGCTTGAGCCGCCAATCTGATTTGTTTTGCTGTTTCGGAGACGCTGGCAAGACCTTTTTGCCCTACCCGTTCAACTCCGCTTGTTACGGAGTCTTCAAACTCTTTTTCAAGAGTATCAAGAAGATTAAATTTTTCTTCCATAGTTCACCTTTCATGGTTCGTGGTTAGAGTCCCGATAGGGACTTGACTTTTCGCTTATACGCTCATATTTTCGCATAGTCAACAAGGAATTTTATTGTGGAATATACCTTCAAGACAGAGCCATTTAACCATCAGCTTACCGCTCTTTCGGACTCGTGGTCCGAGGAGTATCACGCGCTATTCATGGAGATGGGCACGGGTAAGTCAAAAGTTATCGTGGACACGATTGGCAAACTTTACGGTGAGGGAAAGATCAAGGCGGCGTTAATCGTAGCACCCAAAGGGGTCTACGACAATTGGGTCAAGAAAGAGATCCCCCAACATTTGCCAGATTACATTGACCGTAAGGTCGTGCGGTGGACGCCAGCTAAGACGAAGAAGTTTGAAGAAGAACTCCATGAATTAATTTTAAGCCCCTTCGATGGAATTAAGGTATTTGTAATGAACATCGAAGCGTTTTCTTCAGGGCGTGGGGCGCAAGCGGCATATGTCTTTTTGGAGCGCAACCCCGACAACATCATGGTTGTCGATGAGTCCACTACTATTAAGAACCGCAAGGCGCTCCGTACAAAAAATATCGTGCAAGCCCGTGACATTGCAAAGTATCGCCGCATCCTGACAGGGTCTCCTATCACAAAGAGCCCCATGGACCTTTTCTCGCAGTGCAACTTTTTGAGCCCGAAGGCGTTGCACTCGAAAAGCTACTTTGCTTTTCAAAACCGCTACGCTCAAGTACAGCGTCGCACAATGGGGCACAGGTCTTTTCAAGAGATTGTCGGTTACAGAAGACTGGATGAGCTTGGCGAAAAGCTGGACCAGTTCTCTTCGCGGGTCTTGAAGTCTGAATGCTTGGACTTACCCAATAAACTCTACATTCGTCGGAACGTGGAGCTAACCAAAGAGCAAAGGCGCTTGTACGACCAGATGCGGCAGCTTGCCCTGTCTGTATTGAGCGACGGGTCTATGAGTACGACGCAAAGCGTCCTGACCCAGCTTATGCGGTTGCAGCAAATATGCTGTGGGTTTGCCCAGCCTGACGACGCGCCCTTACAAGAAGTTGAAAGCAACCGGGTCAAAGAGCTATTGGAAGTGCTAGAAGAGGTGCAAGGCAAGGCTATCATCTGGGCGACGTTTACGCACAGTATCCGAGAGATTACGCAGGCCATAGCCGAGGTCCACGGTCCGAGTTCCGTGGCATCCTACTATGGGGAGACGCCGCAAGACGAACGGCAAGCAACCGTCGAACGGTTCCAAGACCCTGATGACCCGCTTCGTTTCTTTGTGGGACAGCCCAGGACAGGCGGCTACGGCATCACGCTTACTGCCGCGACAACCGTCATATATTTTTCTAACAGCTATGACTTAGAGATACGGTTGCAGTCAGAGGACCGCGCTCACCGGATTGGACAAGACAAACCTGTCACATACATCGACTTGGTGTCGCCTAAGACAATTGATGAGAAAATACTGGACGCTCTTTACGACAAGAACATACTGGCGGGAACGGTGTTGGGTGAAGAGGTCAAGGGCTGGTTATCGAATTAGACCCTTCTCGTATCCCGCTTTTTTCGTATAAGTTAAAACGTCATGCCGTGGCTCGTCTGATATAGAGCAATGCACCCACCCCGAGTGGGGGTCACCCTTTGTATAGCACTCTAGTATAAGTTGGTCGAAGTTGAGGTTGGCCTCAATCCACGTGGCGAGATTGTAGTTGTCAACGCCCGGAACTTCAAAGTCGGCGGCTTGGCCCTTCGCATGCTGCGATTTAGCGCTGCTACCAATTAATACACACAAGGCCTCAGAGCGGTAACCAGACGAGGGTGAGAACGGAACTCCGTAGTGTTCCCGTACAGGCTCTAATATCTCTTTGCACAGAAGGGTCAGGTATTCGATGGATTCTTTGTCAGCGGAGTTGTCAAGGTTGTTACGCGCTGCGATATCGCTTTTTTCTAACTCGGCAAGGGAGAAATGATCTGATAGCTGCATAATCAACGTCTACCGTAGAAGTTACCTATACCGCCCTGCGGTACAACCGGACCCCCGGATGCTTTGCCGGTTACTTGTCTCTCTAGGGCGTCAAACAGTGGGGTGTCTACCTCAAGCTGCCCGTCTTTAAGTCCAACGGTCGCTAAGTCGGGCACCCCAGCCGCTTTTCCAACTACACCTATAGCGGCGGCGGGTACGGCACCAACACCTGTCAGGGACGCAATAGCCCCAAGAGTAGAAAGACCTATTGAGGGGTTTTCGTTAAACTCTCTAATTGCGTCATTCAAACTATCTCCAGGCATCGCGACGCCGTCCCGCACGTTTTGAGTAATCCCGGCTGCGTCTACAAACGTGGGCAAGCCAGCTTCAACGGCAGCCTGTGCGGCCCTCATGTTAGCATACTCTTGGTCCGTGCCTCTTAATCCCGTAAGACCTCCAAAAAAGCTCATTGCTTCTTCTGCTGTAGAGTAGCCGCCTTCTTTGGCCGCTTCTGCGGTATAAGCTTCTGGTCCTTGGGGTTCATCGTATACCCCACTTTCACTGCCATCGCCGCCACCGTCTCCGCCTAGAACCCAACGGTATTTGTTTTCGTAATAATCTACACCAAGCTGGTCGTAGATGTTGACGAGGCCGTCAGACCACGGCTGTTTATGAAACAAGTCGGAGGTGTGCATTTTTCTTTTTCCGTTTTTCTATTTGAAACAAAACGCCCGAGGTCCAGCGCTTATGCCCGCCCTTTGCGGGGCGGCGGAACCACGCGCCATCCTTCGGATAAGTGTCAATGTAATATTCGGTCAGTTCCTTTTGTACTTGACGCGCAATAGTACGGGCATTGTTGTACGGCGCAATAAAATCTATGACCCAAAGCGTTCCGTCCCCCGGTCCGTTTTGCCAGTCTTCTGGTTGAAGTTTACGACTGCCGTCCATGTAACCTTTCTCCGCCTCCTCGTCTAAAAAGGCGTAAGAGTAAAGTCCGCGAGGCGTGTAGGTAGCACTCATGCCGGTGTAATCCGTAGAGTAAATGACGGACATTTTGCCGTGCATAAGCGGAGGAATGACCAGCCGCTCAAGATCCTTAATAAGGAAGTTACGGTGCAAGTCAGACTGCAACATTAAAAGAATTACATCGACAAGCTCATGCCGCAGGTCAATATCGTCCATATCATACGGCACGGCCTGCTCCTAAAATTGGATCGTCTGGGAACAACGCCGCCAAGCCTTGGCGCTGCTCCGCATTAGCTTGGCCCGTGGGCCGCGAAGGGGGTGCCCCGGCTTGTGCGGCCTGCGCCAGTTGCGGTAAGAAGCCAGCTTGCTGCGACGGGGGGTTGAACTGCTCAACGTCGAGAGAGGACTGATCTCCTATGGGCGGCTTTTGTCCATAAGGGTCGAGCCTTCGCTTGAGCGCTGGCGCGGGTTCAACCGGTGTAGGCTCACGGCCCGGCTCTGCTTCTTGGACCCTAATAGCCGCGGTCCTTGGCACGTTTATGACCTGCATTTGAGTTAAGAGGTTAATAAACGTCCGCGCATCGCCCGTTGAGAACTTCGCTTTTGGGTTCACGCCTTTTCTGGTCAACCTCAAAAGTCGAGCGATTTCAGCGGGGTTGTCTTGCATTAGCCTGATAATTCCGTCCTGAGTGGCTGCCACTCGGGCATTTATCAACACGTTCTGGGCCGCCGTCGCGCCTGCGCCCGCCGCGGTAATGCCGCCCGTTCCGCCTAGGAAGCCCCCCGTAAGACGCGAAAGAGTTTTGTGGAGGCCGCCGCCAACCGCTGAGCCGAAAACACGAGCGGTGGCTTTTGCAACGGGGTTCGTTCCTTCGAATACGTCCGGATAGTTCTTCGCGAGTTCATCCGCGAAGGCGGCGTAGTTATCTAGGCTGGTTTTCAGGTTCTTAGCCTGATCGGCGGTCATCAGACCGCTTTCTCGCATCCAATCTACGAGAGAGGGCATTCTTACCTGTGAGCCGGGAACGCTAGGAGGCTCGAAAAGTGTGCGGCGAAGCTGATTGTAATCAACACCGCTTGCTTTTGCTGCGCCGGAAGCTGTTTTTGCATAGTCGATGACTAGCTCTTTTAAGCCTCTTTGCGCCGATTGCCGGGCCTGTATAAGAAGACGCTTGACGCCGATGTCGCTCAGGTCATCAATGTTAAGGCCTCTTACGCCATCAAAAAGTTCTTCTTGTTGCAGCGCTTTTAAAAAATCCCGAGGGTTTTCTCTCGACTTCTTGTCCATAATTCGAATTGGTTCAAGAAGGTTATCAAAAACCGGACGCACACCCGTTTTCGCCCTGTTCGCCGCCGTGTAAGCTTTTCTAATTATCTCAATAAAGTCAGCGTCGCGGCCTCCACTCGCCATGGCATACCAAAGGTTTTGGTCGGCGTATTTTTTACGATTCTCGGCAACTGATTTTTGGAAAGAGGTATAAGACCGGCCCTCCGTTAGAAGGTTTTCAAGGTTCTGCTTCAGGCCGGGCAGAAGGTCTAGGCCGTTGTTTTGGGAGTTATCCAACACTTTCTGAATAGCGTTAGACTCAGCCACAGTTATACCAAGTTCTTTAGAGGCTTCGGTAACGTCCTCTACATCCGCCGGGTCTACAACCGCTCGTTTCGTTCCGGGAATTTCTCGGTTAGCCGCAATTAACGACTCAACTTCGCTAAGGATGCGGTGTTCAAGCGCTTGAGCGCTAGGAGGCGCGTCAACCGGTTTAACCAAGTCATCTATAATTCGAGATTCAAATGGGCGCAAGTCTACATCATCTCCCGCGGCGGCAGCGCCGGGACGAAGGGTAGGAGCGCCAATCGGTTCCATGGTGAATCGAGACGCTCGCTGAAGGTCTTCGATGTAAGCGAGTGTCGGAGACCCCAGAGTCTTCATCTTATCCCGCAGCAGTTCAACAGACCGAGACGCACCCTGCTTGCTTGTCTTCGAGACTTCGGCAAAGACTCCGTCGTTAAAGATATTCTGCCGTGCCCTGTAGTAAGCGTTCGCGGCCAAACGATCTGGTATAAAGTTTGCGAGTTCTTCCTCTGGAAGATCACGTTGTGCGTCTTCATCAATAAGTTGTCTTTCAAACGCATCTGCAAGCTCTGAAGCGCGGTTCTTATTTCTGCGACTAACATTAGGGTCTCTGGCTATGTCCAGTAGTTCTGTTCTGAACTCGATTAGTGTCCGGGCGTCCATACCCCCCGCCTGGACAGGTGCGGCGGACGCCGCTTCGGTAGCGCGAGTTACCGCAGCTTTCCTCTCGTTCAACAGCGCAACTTGCTGTTTAAGGAGGTTTTTAGTGCGGGTGGCCTCAGCGCCCTTGGGTGCATAGCGCCCCTCATAACGGTTCGTTATAATCTTATTTATTTTTTCGACAGCGTCGTCAGCGTCTAAGTCAATGTCAGCAATTCTCTTGCGAAAAGTGTCCGCAGTCGGGCCTTCGTTGTCAGCGAGAGCTTTTGAAAATTTTTGTTCGGCGGTTTGCAGGGTCTTGTCGTTACGAACCAAGTCACTAATCGCAGGGCGTCCCTGCAAGGAAGCAGCGTGATCGGCCCGAATATCTTCGACATAATTGATTATCTTTTTGAGACCGTCGGGCAGCATCTCCCGGACACGCGGGTCTTTGGGGATAAGCTCGCTTTCATCCAAGGCCTTGACCGGGATAGGGGTGTCGTCGCCGAATAAAATCCGATGCTGCGGAAACTTTCTGTACAGATTAGAGGCCGTATTTGATGTGGCCTCAATAAGCGGGTCTATGGCCCGGAACAAAGCTTCAGACGCATGGTTTGCATCGAACTGGTCGCTTCCTACTACTTGTTTATAAGCGGAGAGGACCCTACCTGCACGGTCAGCAATTTTTTCGGCCATGCCCGCCTCAAATGTCTTTTGCGCCAAAGTAGACGCTAACAGGTAGCCGTCGCGAGAGTTGGACATAATACCCGCCTGTACGATACCCGTTACAGCATTTACTTCGTTGGCTACGTCAGCGTCGGTGGCCGCCTGCGCGGCTTTTGCCTGCGCGGAAAAATCAACACCCTGCCTCTCAAACATTTGGCGCATCTTTGCAAAACTTGGCACGTTAAACAGCGGGCGAACGTCCCCTCGGGCAAAGCGCTCAATGATGCCGTTAAGAGCGGCCTCTATGGCCTTCGGGTCTTCGCCCGCCTCTGACATCGACCTGTAAAATTCGTCAACCAAAACCTGCGCTGCCTGTTGCTCCCGACGAGCGCCAATGCTTCGTGGGACATCTGCCAAGCGTTTAATAAACCCAGGGGCTTCAATTAACTCGTACGTGCCGCCGGGCCTTTCTCTAAGGTTGAAGTCTTCCGGCTTTGCGTCAGGATCTTGTGCTTTTGCCGCTTCGTATTTTGGCACCGCTCGGTCAAGCTCTGTCTTCACCGCTGCTTTTTTGCCGACGACAGGCGTCAAGGCTTGATAAACTCGTGACAGAATTAGGCGACTTGGGCTTAGGGTGTAGAGCGATGATGTTGCTATGGGTGCGCCCGTAGCATAAATTGCTCGGAGAGTGGTATCCCCGGGATTAGTCTCTTCTGCATAGTACGCGCCACCAACACTAGTCGCCCCCAAGGCCGCCTCTGTGCCGTAAGTCAGCGCGGGCCTTTGAGCCGCCGTCGCCGCGGTTTTTCCAATTATGTTCTCAAATCCCCGCAAGAACTTCAGGCTTCTCGGAATGTCGGGATTAGTGGCGATGTCATTAATGCCTTTCATCATGGCGACGCCAGAAAGCCCTACGTCCGGGTTATATCCTCTGAGCGGCACATCAACACCACCGGCGGCGGCCCTGCGGGCTTTCTTTGCGAGAGAGCGCTTTAAAAGCTCTAGCCCTCCAATACCCTCTAGGACGTTTGCCGCTTCCTCTCCCAGAACAACATTGATGCGCGACCGAGGCGTATAAGGAGAAACCTCCCCAAAAAGTTGGTCTTTCAGAAAACCACCGAAAACGTCGGAACCACCTATCATTCCGATCATCGTACCGGCAATCTCGGTTCCCACTGCCAAGTAACCCCCGACACCGGGAATCTTAGCAAGCACTCTAGCTAAAGGAGCCGTTGCTTCCGCTCCTATCGTAGCGCCAGCCAAAGACCCCGCCACGCGAGGCGATTCCAAGACCAACTGTTCAAAGAAGCCTCGGTCTTCCGCGTTGGAAAATTCCCGGACGATGTCGCTAAAACTAAGTTTGCGCTGGTCGGGCCGAAGGTTTCTTGTTTTCGGATTAAGGTCAAACCACGGTGCGGTGCCGTCTCGAAGGCCCTCTACCGTCATTAGGCCTCCAATGAAGTAACCCCGCTCAGTGTCGTCTTGCCCCAAAATGTCGTCTACAACGCGATGGGCAAGAACGGCGGGGGTGGAGTCACCCCACCGCTCAAAGGTGTCGGTTATTTCTTTTTCGCCAAATTTACTTGAGACAAACGTCGGCATTTCGTCAAAAGCAACGCCTACGGGGCCCTCTACCGGAACTTCAGGTTCTTCTTCGGCGGGGGGCGGTTGTACAGTCACCGGAGGCGGGATCAGCTTAATCGGTTCGTCAGCCATGCTGCTTACTTTCCTGTAATATTGTTCTGTAGGTCAAGCTCCTTCATAAGCGCCAAAACACCGTTTCTCGTAGAGTAAAGTTCGTTAAGCGCCATCAGGCGCTTCTCCAAATTTTCCGGCGAGATGGTGGCGATCTTTGCAGATCTTTCAAGCCGGTCAATGCCCGCCTCAAGGGACCCTAGATAAGTTTGAGCTTTTGAGTAAAACGACTCGGGCGAATTAGCAACCAGAAAGTCCCCAGGAATGACTGACGTCAAAAGGTCTTGAATCTTGACGTTTTCTTTTCCGGGAAGTGCCGCAAGGGAGGCCGTTAGACCATCGACAAAAATTCGACGGGCTATGTACGCGCCGCGGTCCGCGCTGGACGTACCGGGCATATCTGCAAACCTCAACGCGAGGTTAAGTGCTCTTGTAGCCAGCCCTGTCGCGCCGAAGGCGTCTTTCAGGTCGGAAGCCGCTTTGCTTACTGTTATGCTTACAGGTTCTTGGGCTATTTTAGCCATACCGTCGAACATAGACGTTGTTGATTTATCCATTTCTTCGAGTATCTTGTTCAGGGCGTTCTTATTCCCCGCAGCCAACTGAATTTCCGCGTTCGCTCTGACCCTCTCGCTTATATCGCCTACCCGATTACCTCTATCAACGATAGCTTTGGCGATCTCTGGGCTATATCGAACAGCGGGCTTTAACACATAGCCTTTTTCAGGACCCTCGTAGACAGTTCTAGGATTCATTGCATTTTCCAGCATCGTGGAGATCTCTCGGGCTCTTTTTTCGTTTTCAGGAACTTCGCCTGAGCCCCAGAGTTTGTAATACACCTCTTCACCCTTCTGTTCTGAAGGCGTGCCCGCACCCCTCACATACGGAACTACTTCATTCAGTAGCGCCGGAACATAAGCTCCGGGTTTTTCGTACTGTTTGGCCTTTTCTGATAATCTTTTAAGATCTGCGGCATGCTGCTTTATGGCTATTTCGTCTTTCTTTAATTTATTTAAAATCTGGTCTTGTTCTTTCCTATAAGCAAACTCTTTCTTCTTTTGAGAAAGCTCTTTATCTTTAAGGGTCTTTTCTTGCTCAAGGCGATTTCGTTGTAGCGCCGAAGCGGCCAGATTATTTTCAACTTGAAGCCTAGAGGAAATATCTTCTTGTTCGCTCATTGCCTCAAGTTTGTAAGCTTGAGTCAAATTTAGAGTATCTATGGTGCGTTGATGCTCGACCTCTTTGGCGTTAGCCTCTAAAGCTTTTGAAAGTTTTATCTTTGCGCCTTCTATCTCACCCTGGCGTGCAAGAATCTCTGCTTGAGACATGAAACTCCTTGAGGCCTCAAGTCTTGAAGTGAGGTCGTTTAAAGCCGCTTCTTCTTGTTTCAAGGCCCTTTGCCTTGCGAAGGCGTCTTCTCCTTGTTTAACTTCAAACTTTCTCCCTTTAAAAGCCTCTATACCTCTAGTAAGTGCTTGTTGCGCCTGTAAGGCGCTGGCCCTACGTGTCGCTTCTTCAGCAGACAATTCTTTCTCAGCGCCTTCAAAAGCTTTTAACTTTAAAGCTTGTTCTGTGGCGGCTCTCGACGCAGCTAGTCTGGCAACATTTTCGCTTATACCGGACTCGGACAAGGATTGAGCCAACTTAGAAACCACCGATTGCCCTGGCGCAGTTGGTTGAGCAAAGGCGGCCCCCGCTTTTGCAAGGTCAGAAAAGAATTGAATTTGTGCGGCGGTGTTATCCTTACCCGCCGCTGTTATCTCTTCGAGCAAAGGAAGCCTTTCTTGATAAAGCTCTCTAAGCGTTTTTGTGGGCTCGTACTGACCACCACTATAATCATCCATTGTTGGCTTCGTTCCAGCAGAGGATTTCGTTGTAGGAGTGCTTATGCCGGTAACAGCAGATGTAATGTCTACTGGGTTTAATTGTCGAAAATTAGGAGACTTTGTTCTTGTAGTGGCTACGTTAATATCAGGAGCGGGCTTTATCCTTCTTACAGGAAGTTCTCCTCTAGTGGTCCGGGCATACGGAACTAGGCCCTGGTAGCGTGGGACGCCGCCGTTCTCAAAGCGGAGGACCTCTCCGCCTTGGTTAAAATTTACGGGGGGCGACGCTCCTTCCGACGCGGGGGCGGCCATCGACATGATCCCCTCTGCCATATCCCCTTGCACTGGCACGTCCATGGCAGTTTGTGCCATGGGGCCAATACCGCCAGTGTCCACTTCGGTCTCCGGCAAGCCCATCAACAACATCGTGGGCTGCAAGAGAGCAAGCACCGAGTCGGGCGTCTGCTGCGCGTCGC